GGGCTCTCCGAACATGATCTCATCGGCAAAGCCCAACTCCACGGCCTTCCTGGCGTTGAACCATGTCTCGTCGGACATCAGCTTTGCGATCTTGTTCCGGGAGAGGCCGGTCTTGGCCTGATAGGCGTTGATGATGCTCTCCTTGACCTCGTTCAGCGTGGAGATGACCTTTTCCATCGCGTGGGCGTTGCCCATGGCGATGGTCGCCGGGTCGTGGCACATCATCATGGCCACCGGGGACATCAGCACGCGGTCGCCGGCCATGGCTACCACGGATGCCGCCGATGCCGCGATGGAGTCGATCTTCACCGTGACGAAGCCGGGATAATCGCGGATCATCGTGTAGATCTCCGCAGCGGCGAACACATTGCCGCCGGGCGAGCGGATGAAGATCGTCACGTCTCCGTCCTCCGCGTACAGGTCGTCCCTGAACGCCTTCGGCGTCACGCCGTCCGACCAGAGGGACTCCTCGTCAATGGGCCCGTCCAGCCGCAGCACTCTGCCGCCTCCGTCGTCTCTGATCCAGGACCAGAATTTCCTCATGATTTATCCTCCTGCTTTTTTCTCGTCTGCCTTGCTGCCCTGCGTTCCGCATGCCTGCGCGCATGACCGGGCGTCTCGCGGGAAGTCTGTTCTTCCTGCTGTTCCTCCCCGTCATCCTCCTCAGATGGCGTTTCGACAGGCTGCTTTTCCTGCTCAGCAACGCTGTTTCCGCCATAGTTTTTCCCCACGTCGGCGAGCTTCGTATAGCTTCCGTTGATGATGTGGAAGTCGCCGCCTTCATCTTCATCAAGCGGGTCCAGGTTCTCCAGCCTGCGCACATCGTTGACGCTCATGATACCGTTGTTGATGGCGATGGCATAGCCCTCCATGCGGCTCTTGTAGTCGCCCCTCATGAGCCCGTCCACGTTGAACTTGGGAAACAGTTCGTTTTGTTCCTCCTCCACCAGCAGATCCTTGATCATGGCCTGCTCGATGCGCACTAGCCAGGGCATGAGCGTGTGCATCACGAACTCGATGCCCATGTGCTCGATGTTGTTGAAGGTTGCCCGCTGAAGGTCCTGCACCATATGGGGCGGGACGCGGAAGATGCGGCAGATCTCCTCTACGCCGAACTGGCGCGTGGAGAGGAACTGGCTGTCCTCGGGCGGCAGGCTGATGGGCTTATAGGACATGCCCTCTTCCAGCAGCGCCACCTGATGGGCGTTGTTCGCGCCGCCGTATACCGCAGACCAGTTGCGCCGGATCTTTTCGGGATCCTTCAGTACGCCGGGGTGCTCCAGCACGCCGCTGGGCTGTGCGCCATTCTTGAAGAAGGCGCTGCCGTACTTTTCCACGGCGAGGTTGGTGCCCAGGGCGTTCTTCATCATGGCGATGGGTGAAAAGCCCACCAGGCCGTTGAAGCCCAGGCCGGGGATGTGCAGGATTTCATCCCGCCGGAAGTAGATGTCTTTGTTCATCTCTCCGGGCGCTTCATCCGTATAGGCGTGATAGACATAGTACAGCTCGCCATGTTCGTCACGGTCCACTTCCACGTTTTCCGGAAGCAGCGGATACAGGCCAAGGATTCCGTTCTTGCCGTCACGGATGACCTGATTGAACGAATTCCCCCACAAAAGCAGGTGTGTCATCATGGTCTCCCGCCATGTGAAGCTGCTCATCTCAGGATTGGGCTGGCGGTGGATCAGCGGATACAGCGGATGTTCCGCGGCCATCTCCTTCCCGATGCAGCCGTCCGTATACCGATACAGGTGGAGCGGGAGCTGGGCGACGGACTCCGCCAGCAGCCGCACGCAGGCATACACCGTGGCGATCTGCATGGCGCTCTTTTCATCCACGCGCTCACCGCTGTTGGCGGTGCCGAAGGTGAAGATGGTTCCGGAGTCACGCACATTGTCCTGGATGGCGGGCAGCGTACTGCTGCCGGGAGCATCCCTGGGTTTCGACAGGCGGAAGAATTCAGTCAGTCTCATCATGGACCCTCCTAAAACACTCTCAGTTCGTAATCGGGATCGTCATACACGCTGCCCTGCATGGCATGGCGGATTGCCCGGTCCAGCGCCATGATGAGGGCGACGATGCCGTCGATCTTTTCCGTGGACTTTTTCTTGCTGGGCTTGATGTTCTCCGCGGCGTCAATCTCCGCCACCACGTTTCCCGCCATCCAACGGAGGACGGGGTTGCCGCCGTGGTTGACCCGCGTCTCCAGCAGCAGCTTGTACAGCTCTTTCATGCCGGGACTCAAATCCTTGAAGCCCATGCCGATGGGTACCATGGTGAAGCCGTCGCCTTCGAGATCGGTAATCAGCTGCGTGGCGTTCCAACGGTCCACACCGATTTCCACGATATGAAACTGCTCACCCAGCTCGTTGATCGTCCTGCGCACGAAGTTGTAGTCCACCACATTGCCCTCGGTGACGTGGAACAGCCCCTGCTTTTCCCAGACGTCGTAGGGCACGTGATCCCGCCGCCCCCGATGCTTCAGCGTCTCCCGGGGCAGCCAGAAATGCGGAACGACGATGTAGTCATCGCCTTCGTTCAAGGGCGGGAAAACGAGTACAAAAGCCGTAATGTCGCTGGTGCTGGAAAGGTCGAGGCCCGCATAGCAGTCCCTGCCTCTGAGCGCATCCATGTTGATGGGCTTTGCCCCGAGGTCGTAGACATGCTCGGGGATCCACGCCACGGAGCTGCCCACCCACTGGTCGAGACGGAGCTGGCGGAACACGTTCTCCTCTGCCGGGTTCTGGAGCGCTTCGTGGTAGGCATCGCGAACGCGGTCGATCTGGATGGTGTGGCCGAGGGAGGGATTGGCCTTGTACCAGTTGCCCTCCTCGTTCCAGTCGTCGCCATCCGAAAGCCCATAGATCACGGGGTAGAACGACGGGTCTATGCGCTTGCCTGCCAGGATATCCGCGGCCTTCATGTGGTACTCGAAGCAGATGCTGTTCCGGTCGGTGCCGGCGGTGGTGATCAGAAAGTAGAAGGGTTGGGTCCGGGCATCGCCGGAGCCCTTGGTCAGGACATCCACGAGATTGCGGTTGGGCTGCGCATGCAGCTCGTCCAGTACGAGACCCGAGACATTCAGGCCGTGTTTCGTGCCCACCTCAGCCGACAGAACCTGATAGAATCCTGCGTTGCTGTAGTTCACCAGCCGCTTGCCCGCCGTCATGATCTTGCTCCGCTTCAGAAGCGCCGGGGACATCTCCACCATGCGCCGGGCCACGTCAAACACGATGGACGCCTGCTGCCGGTCCGCCGCCGCGCCGTAGACCTCGGCGGATGGCTCGTTGTCGGCATACAGCAGGTACAGGGCAATCGCTGCCGCCAGCTCGCTTTTGCCGTTTTTCTTGGGAATCTCGACATATGCGGTCCGGAACTGCCGGAAGCCGTCCTCCCGCACCACGCCGAACACATCCCGAACGATCTGCTCCTGCCAGGGTAGCAGCCAGAAGCGCGTGCCCGCCCACTTGCCCTTGGTGTGGCACAGGTTCTCTATGAAACGGACGGCCCGGTCAGCCTTCTCCTCATCGTAGTGCGAGGATTCCAGCATGAACCGGGTCGGTTTATAGTTCTGAAGTCTGGGATAGTTTGCCGGTCTCTGCTCCATCAGCCGCCACCACCCAGCAGGTCTTCCATGTCATCCGCGGCGCCGCCGGAGGGATCGCCCGCAATGAGCCGGCTCCGGGAAGAGGGCGTCAGGCCCAGCTGTTCGGCGCAGCGGTTCATGATGCGCGCGTAGTCCTTGGCGATACTCACATGGGGAATGGTCTGAAGATAGCCCGAAGGCGTCTTGGACACGAAGCCATGGTTGGTGATGATCTCCTCGGCGGCCTTCCATCGCGCATAGGCCTGGCAGTAGGAAGCGAACACGCTCATGTCCGCCTCGGTCAGCACACCCAGCTGCTCCAGCTTTTTCGCCAGCCTTCGCCACTCCTTTTTCGCCTCCGGCTCCAGCCACTTGGGACAGGCCGGCGCCTTCCGCTCGGGGCGCGGCTCGTGCGCGTTCAGCGGCCGTTTGCCGGGATTGCCCTCCAGCTCCTTGATGGCCGTGGGCGTGGGCTTTCGTCCCCTTGTCGCCATTCGCTTCCCTCCTCAGACACAAGAAAAGAACTCCGGTCGATCCGAAGTTCTCCTGCTCGTTATTCCGTTTTTTTCTTTGAACTATTCCACGTCGTAGAGGAAGGCATCTTCCTCAGAAAACGGCCAAGCGACATAACGCGGGTAGCTGAAGCCCTCGCAGGTGACCGCCACCCAGTGCTGGCCGGGCGCTCCGACGAGCACTGACTTCGCTCCGTTCTCGGTGAAAACCGCATCGTCCGCGTAGGGGCTGAGGAAGTCGCGGTCTTTGAGCAGCGCATCGCAGAAGGCGATGTACTCATCAAGCGTCAGGACAAACCGTCCGACCGGCTCTATCTCCACGGGCTCCAGCCCTTGCCGCCTTCCTTCCCGAATGGCGGCTTTGACCTCCTCAATGTTCATCGGCTTCGTGGTGAAATAACCCTTCATGTTCATGCCCTCCTCTTTCTCAGTGCGCCATGGCCCAGGCGATCGCGTGGCCGTTGTCGGCGAAGAACTCGTCGCTGACCGCCGTCAGCCTGATCTCGCCTTCGCAGGAATGGTCGTCGGTGGTGAAGGTGTACACCGCGCCGAAGAAGCTGTTCTGGTTGCGGCCGTTGTAGTAGTAGCCGGCGAGGAGAACCCTGTCGCCGAAGTTCAGGGTTGTGCTCCAGTTGCATCCGAGGTTCTCGGGGGTGGTGGTCTCCGGCAGGCGGAAGGTCTTCGCGGTGTTCTTCATGGTGGGGTGCCTCCTTGCTTTGTTTTCCCTTTCGGTGAGTGTATATTACCTCTAAAGCGGAGGCGACAGGTGTACTTCTGGATAACTGGACGATAACTAATACACCGGGATTTTCGGGGTTTTTCAGCGCCTTTCAGGCGGCTGCCGGCGGTGGATGATATGCAGAATCCGCTCCTGCTCGTCCCTGCCGACCCCGATGCCCGCAAGCGCCTGCCGGGTTCCGCAGTCGGGGCAGATGGGCGTTTCGTTGTCAGTCCTTGAAAACGCAGGGATTCCCCTGTACGCGCTGCCGCATAACGGGCAGACTGCAATTCTCAGATCACAGTCCTTCATCGCCGCACGCCTCCAGGCTTTTTTCATACGCCTCGTTCAGCACCCACCGGTCAAAGCCGAAGGTATCGTAGCCCTCCCGGCACGTTCTCATGTAGAACATGCTGGGGATGCCCAGGGGCCGGTCCTCGTGCATGATGTAGGCGAAAGCCGTGATCTTCCTGCGCCTGCCGGTGAGGATGCCCTTGTACTGAACCCTGAATTCCTTCTTGTAGTAGAAGCCGGGGAAGCCTTCGTAGCGGTCGAGTGCCGCTTCATCCTCCGGCGTCACCACCCAGACCGCGACAGGGACTTCGCAGCCCTCCCGTTCCTCGATGGTCAGGTAGGATCCCGTCTTGCTGCCCCTGAACAGCAGCTCCCAGCCCCTGAGCTTCGCCGTGCCCAGGATCGTTGCCCCAGGGCAGCGCCTGCGCATCTGGGGGACGTTCAGGTTGCTTCCGTAGGCCAGGTAGTACCTCTTGTCATCCTGCTTTTTCATGTTCATTCCGTCCTTTCCGGGGCAGCCGCCCCTTCTACCACCTTAAGCCCGCTA